TGATGGAGGCAGTGGCACCACCAATCACCCCACTGTCTCCTTTACAATATTAGGAGTTTAAATTGCTTGGTATAACCGCCCTATCACAATCGCCGATATCCTCTCTTGGAGGAACTAATGTTAATGTTGCCGTTACAGGTCAACAACTAACAATCAATACAGGTGCAACTACAGTACAAGCAAATGCAGACATACTTTTAACAGGAATTCCATTAACTTCTACGGTAGATGATGTAACTGTTGCACTAAATACACCTATTAATCTAACAGGTGAAGATTTAACAATTAATATTGGAGATGAGGATGCAACTGGAGGTGCAATAGCAACTGTCAGTGGAGAACAATTAAATTGGACAATAGGAACTTTTTCAATTTCTGCTGATGGTAATCAAAGTATCATTGCTGGCCCTGAACAAGAATTAGAAACTGATATAGGTGCAATAACTGTACAAGCTAACGCTGATGTAAGTGTTACTGGAGAAGATTTAACAACAAACTTAGGTGATGAAACTATACAAGCTAATGCTGATGTTAATGTTACAGGAGAAGAATTAACTATAACTACTGAAACAGTATCTATAGCAATAAGCCAACAAGTTGATGTAACAGGAGAAGAATTAACTACAGATTTAGGAGATGAATCTGTAACTGGAGATGCAAATGTAACTTTAACAGGGTCTGCAATAACTATAACCTTAGGAGATGAAACTGCAGTTATAGATGTAGATGTGGCAGTTACAGGTGAAGAATTAACCACGGCCGAAGGCTCAGTAACTGTTGACTTAAACACTCCTGTAGATTTAACAGGACAACAATTAACTGTTTCTTTAAATAATCCTTTAATTACTGCATGGTCTAACGTTGATCCAAATGTCACGAATACATGGACAGAAATAAATACTGAAGACACTAACACTTGGAGAGAAGTTGATATCGCAGCTTAACAAGGATATAATATAGAAAATTATGGCTTCAACATATTCAACAAACCTGAAACTAGAATTAATGGCTACTGGCGAAAACGCTGGTACATGGGGAACAAAAACTAATACTAATTTAAATTTAGTTCAACAAGCAATTTCAGGATATGAATCTATCAATGTAACTACAACATCAATTGCTTTAGCAATGTCTGATGGATCTATTTCTCAAGCAAGAAATGCTGTAATAAATTTTGCTGGAACTTTAAGTGGAGCAACTAACATTACAATTCCTGATAATATAGAAAAAGTTTATATTATTAAAGATGCGACTACACATAGTGGTAATGGTTTAACTTTTAAAACTGTATCAGGTACAGGGATTGCTTTAGAAGAAGGTAAGACTCATTTTGCATATTCAGATGGAACAAATATAAATCAATTAACTTTAGATACTTTACCAGGCACAATCGCAACAGCACAGTTAGAAGATAATTCTGTGACGACTGCCAAAATTTCAGACGCACAAATTACTACAGCTAAAATTTCAGCAAACCAAATTACTGAAAGTTTGATTTCAGATAATCAAATTACTACAAACAAAATTAATAATGATGCTGTTACAGCTGCAAAATTATCTAGAAAATTTACAATAACAACAAACGCCACAGCCTCAGGTGGATCCGATGGAGATCTTTGGTTTGTCTACTCATAGGAGAATAGATGCCAATAAAAGTCAATAAAACAGGAACCTGGTACGAAGCAGAACAAGTTAATGTTAATAAATCAGGAACCTGGTATGAAGTTGATGAAGCTTACGCAAACGTAAGTGGAACTTGGGAACAAGTTTATTCATCTTTTCAAGCAACTGCATATGTCACTTTAACTTCTGGTTCAGGAACATTTGCTGTTCCAGAAAACGCTAACGCTATTCATATTCAATATGCAGTAGGTGGTGGAGGTGGAGCTGCGGGAGGTGCAGACTATGACAAAGCAGGTGGTGAATCTGCAGGTGCTGGAGGTGGATCAGGAGCTTATATATCAGATAAAATTTTTAGTGTAACTGAATTAGAAACAATTACTTATTCTATAGGTAGTGGTGGAGCTGCAGGAAATCAAACTGCAAATTTTAAGCAACCTCGTATTGCTTCTGCTGGAACTAATACAACTTTATCAGGATCAACAACAGGTTCTATTTTTACTTTAGGAGCTGGCGGAGGATCCTCAGGTACTGGTGGAGGAGTACAAGGGCCTTTAAGAACAAACACAGCGGGTACTGCAGGAACTGCAACTATATCAGGATCAGCAGTAACCTCAGGAACATTTAAAGATTCTGATGGTACAAATAAAAATGTAACTTCAAATACTTCTGGCCCTGTAGGCACATTTAACCAATCAGGTAATGGTGCGACAGGAGGAATATCAGGATCTAATAACTGTGGTGGGGATAACTGTCAAATTGGTGGATCTAATGGTGCCTCTTCTTATGCGGGTAATATATCTGGTGGAGCAGGTTCTCCTATAGGTGGTGGAGCTGGAGCTGCTGGAACTAGAGGATCTGGTGGAGGCGGAGGTGGTGCTCAATATAGTGGAGGTTCTACTGATGGAGGGGCAGGTGGTAATGGTGAAATTAAATATAGATTTTTAAAAGTAAATTAGTATAGTGCCTTTATGGCAAACATTTCTAAATGGTTTGGTTACCCTATTTATATTTCCTCTATTAAAAATTTTAAAGAAATTAATAAAGATATTGTACCCTTAATCGAGAAGGATGTAACAGCAACCAATTCTCAATACTCACGAACCACGGACATTAAAGCCAAAGAACTACAATCTATTGATGATAATTTACATTTAGATTCAAGATTTAAAAAGTTATTTGATGAAATAGAAAAAGTAATTATTGCAGCAATGTCTGTACAAAATTATGATTTAGAATTATTTGAGTTTTATATTACAAAGGCTTGGGCTACATATTCTATAAAAGATCAGTTTATTGCTTATCATCGACATATGAGTAGTCATTATTCTTTTGTGTATTATCCTTTTGCTGAAGACCAGGGAAATTTATTTTTTCTAGATGATGAGGCACATAAGGTAGGATTAAACATTCCAAGAAGAGAACCTTATTTTTCTAAATGGGATGAGACTAATTTTGCAAAAGCAGAGTACCCTGCAGCAACAGGAAATATTATTGTCTTTCCTTCTATGATATTTCATGAGACTGGAATGAACACGAAACACGAACCACGGATCTCCATATCAGGGGATATTATGATTACGATGAGAAAAGGGGTTAAATCAGAACATAATATACCATCACCATCTACTTGGAAGAAGCTATAATGTGTTGTAAAATACATTATGCCATTAACAAATGTACAAATTAGGCCAGGTATAAATAAAGCAGATACACCATCAGGAGCAGAAGGTCAGTGGATTGATGGAAACTATATTAGATTTAGATATGGTCAACCAGAAAAAATAGGTGGGTATGTTGCTATAGGACAAGAAACTATAGCAGGCCCTGCAAGAGCTGAACATACTTGGACAGATTTAGAAGGTAGAAAGTATGCAGCAATTGGTACTTCAAAAGCTTTATATATTTATTATGAAGATAAATTTTATGACATTACACCTTTAGCAACTGCAATCACAAGTGCAACTTTTACATCAACTAACGGTTCAACAACTGTTACGGTTAATAAAGCTTCACATGGTCTTATCGCAGGAGATTATATTACATTTACTTCAGTTACTGTCCCAGGAGCAACAACAACATTAAATGGTGCTATAACAGATAGTGATACAACCATTACACTTACAGATGCTTCTTCTTTTTCTTCTTCAGGATCTGTTAGAATTGAAAATGAAATTATTACTTATTCTGGAAAATCAGTTAATGATTTAACAGGATGTACAAGAGGAACAAATGGTACAACTGCGGCTGCTCACGCTGATGCAACGGCAGTAAGAGAATCTACCGTAACAAGATATAATACAACAGATTTTTCAAGTTTAACTTTTGAAGTTCAAGCTTCAAATTTAGGATCAAATAGTTTTGAAATAGTAATGCAAATATCAGAAACTGGTACAGGTATGTCTAGTGCTGGAAGTGCTTCTATTAATCCTTATGAAGAAATAGGTCCAACTATTCAAACTTATGGTTATGGTTGGGGAACGGATACGTGGGGCTCTAGTACATGGGGAACAGGTAGTACCTCATCAAGTGTAATACTAGATCCAGGGAATTGGAGTTTAGATAACTTTGGTCAACAACTTATAGCAACAATTAAAGACAGTAAAACTTTTGTTTGGGATCCAGGTACTACAAGTCCTCAATTAACTACTCGTGCTACAGTTATGTCAGGTGCTCCAACTGCTACAAGACTAACTGTTGTTTCAGATAGAGATAGACATGTTATACATTTTGGAACTGAAACTACAATAGGAGATACAACTTCACAAGACCCGATGTTTATTAGATTTTCAGATCAAGAAAACTATAATGTATATCAACCTACTTCAGTTAATACTGCAGGAACATTTAGGTTAGATACAGGTAATAAGATTGTAGCAGCAGTCTCTGGTAAAGATTATACTCTTATTTTAACTGACACCGCTGCTTATACTATGCAGTTTGTTGGTCCTCCTTTTACATTTTCAATAAGACAGGTAGGATCTAACTGTGGATGTATTGGACAACACTCAGTAGTTTATGCAGATGGACAAGTTTTTTGGATGGGTAAAGGTGGTGGATTTTTTAGATTTGATGGTACAGTAAAATTACTTCCTTCACTTGTTGAGGATTATGTTTTCACAACTTCTGGTAATAATGTTGGTGTTAATTATTCCTCAAATGAAATTATTTATGGACAGCATAATTCTTTATTTAATGAAATAGTATGGTTTTATCCTGCTGGAACACCTTTAAATAATCCTTCAACTCAAAATAATAGATCTGTAGTTTATAACTATGTAGAAAATAATTGGTCTATAATGACATTAGCAAGAAGTAGTTATGTTGATGCAGACACATATGACAAGCCTTATGCTACAGAATATGATGCTACTGGTACTCCAACAATTGCAAATTTAAGTGGAGCAACTAATACTTATGGGGCTAGTACATTATTTGAACACGAAAGCGGTTTAAATGAAGTAGCTCTTAACGGTTCAGAAACTGCCATACCTGCTTACATTCAATCAGGAGATTTTAGTTTACCAACAGGTGGAGATAGTGAATATATATTAAGAATTAGTAGATTTTTACCTGATTTTAAAAATTTACAAGGTAACGCAATCATAACTATTAATTTAAAAGATTACCCTACTGATGCAAATGTCTCTTCCCGATTAGGTCCTTTTACTATAAACTCTAGTACACAAAAAGTTGATACAAGAGCAAGAGGACGTGCAGCAAATTTAAAAATTGAAAATAATTCAACTGATGAAACATGGAGATTTGGAACATTTAGAGCTGATGTAAATCCAGATGGTAGAAGATAATGGCTAAAATAAACGTATACGTACCCGAACCTCCTCAAGAATATACACCAGAAGGATTTAGACAAATTAACCAAGCAATAGAAACAGTTGAGAATCAATTAAATACTTCATTTCAAGAAGATTTAAAACAAGAGATAGAAAGATTTGCATGGTTTAATATGAGGTTTTGTTAATGTCTTGTAATAATGTAAATAGAGAACTACCTTTTGGTTTAGATGTTGCAGCAGGTAAGATACCTGGTGTTAATGCTCTTTATAAATTTGGAGATAATCCTGCAATTAGCAACACGGAAGAAACT